GCCGTACCACCACCCGAGATCCGAGAGGACGCTGATGGCTGCGATCGCCACCGTCACCGGGACCGCGATCCGGCCCGGCGTCTCCAAGAACAACCGTCTCTACACCGCCGAAGCGATCGGCCGCATGGTCGACCGCGCGCAGGCGCGGATCGGCAGCAGCGACGACATGCCGATCACGATGCTCACGCATCACGCCGCCGACGACGACTCGACCCATCTGGTGGGGCAGCTCACCCGGATCTGGCAGGAGTCTGACGGCTCAGCGAAGTTCGAGGCCGTTCTCGACGACACCGAACATGGGAAAGCGATTCGGACGCTGGCCACACCGACCGCGCCGGGCCGGAAGCCGACCCTCAAGGGGGTCTCGATCCGCGGGGCGTGGCTCGGCAAGGTGCGCCGGGAGAGCGGCCCGGACGGGCGCACGGTCGAGGTCGGCGACGACGTCGAACTCGACGGCCTGGACTGGACGAGGAAGCCCGGAGTGACTGGTGCCGGCGTGGAGAGCATCGACCCGGTGGCGTCGCAGCCGCGTGAGTCCGACGGGAGTGAGCGAGTGCCGATCACGGAGTCTGCCCCGGAGGCCACGGTGGTGGTCAGCGAGGCGGCGACGCCTGCCATGTCGAAGCGCGGCTCCGGCCTGTCCGGAGAGGGCGGCCCGTACGCCGATCCGGGCTACCTGACGGACAAGAAGCAGCGCTACCAGATCGACACGAAGGCTCACGCGAAGGCTGCCTGGGGCTACATCAGCCAGGCCGACAACGCCCGCCAGTACACCTCGGCGCAGCTCAAGCGCGTCAAGGGACGCATCGTGAAGGCGCTCAAAGGCTTCGGCGTCACCGTCGCCACGCAGGAGGGCTGGCTGATCGATCCGGCCACCTCCGTGACCGAGACCCTTGCCGAGTGCTGGGACATGACCTCGCCGGGCGGGGACCTGTACGTCTCGCTGACGAACGGCCCGACGACCGTCACCGTCACCTCGCGGCTCCTCGACCCGCACGACCTGGACGCGGTCGGCCGCGCCGCGATGGCCGGGGCCTGCGACGCGCTGCTGGCGCTCGACCCGGACATGGACGCCGACATCGACGTCCCCGGCGCCGAGCCCGAGGACACCGACCACGACATGGACGACGAAGAGGACGACATGGCCACCGAGCCCGGATCTGCCTGCTCCTGCGGCTGCGGCTGCGCTGTCCCCCACCCCATGGCGGTCGCTGACGGCTGCCCCTGCGGGTGTGGCTGCGACGTGTGCAAGGCCACCAGCAGCGGTGCGGCCGAGACCGCACCCACTGAGACTTCGGCGCCCGACTCGGCCGCCGAGACCCCCAACAAGGAGGAGGCTCCCATGGCGGAGACCACCACCCCGGCGGCCGAGACCCCGGGGATGACGCTGGACGCGCTCGGCGCGAAGCTCGACGGCCTCACGAACGCCCTGACCGGCTTCGTGTCCGCGATGACCCCGGCCGCCCCCGCGGCTGCGCCGGTCGAGGCCGCTCCGGTCGCGCCGGCCCCGGTCGCCGAGGCTGCTCCGGTGGCGCCGGTCATCGAGGAGACCCAGGAGCAGATGATCGCGCGCCTGGTCGCCGAGGGCGTCGCCAAGGCGCTCCCGGGTGCCGTGCAGGAGTCCGTCGAGCGGCAGGGCCCCCCGTCCCGAAAGGGCTACGTCGCGCAGGTCCAGGAGTCCGGCACCTCCGCTGGTGCCGCCCAGGGCCTGAACGAGTACGGCGTGCCGTCGCACTGGCCGAACAAGCCCCTGCACCAGTACAGCCCCGACGAGCGCAACCGCTTCTTCGGCCCGGCGATCGCGTCGCACGCCCTCGGTAGCCGCTACGAGGGCCGCGAAGTCTGATCCGCTGGCCTCGTAACGCCCTCCACCACAGCCTTTCTGACCGCCAGCCCACCGGGTTGGTGCCTTCCGGCAGCGATGGTCCCCACCGGCCCTGACCGCATCCGCGGCGGGGCCTTTCGCATGCCCGCACTGCGGGCCATCACTCGCCGAGAGGGTGAGAAACCATGCCTTCTGAGCTCCGCGAAGCTCTGAACGCCGCGGGTGCCTCCGCACTCGTCCCGAAGATCATCGACCCGGTGCTCCTCGAACTCCAGCGCCGCTACTCCCCGCTGGTCCGGTCCATCCCGACCGTCCCCTGGCAGGCGGACAGCTACTACTTCAACCAGCGGACCGCCGTGGCCGCTGGCGGCTTCGTCCCGGACGGCGGCGCCCGCCCGGTCGCCAACAGCACCTACGTGCAGAACCGCTTCGACATGAAGCACCTGCAGGTCGTGGGCGCCGTCACCGGCTACGCGCAGGAGGTCACCCGCCAGGTCATCGGGGACCTGCGCGAGACGGAAATCGAAGGCTCCATGCGGGGCATGTACTGGGACCTGGAGACCGGCATCTGCTGGGGCAACTCCGCGTCCACGATCAACGGTGCGCAGCCGCAGTTCGACGGCCTCGACACCCAGGTCAACACCTTCTCCGGCGGCTTCCAGAACGCCATCGACAAGGCCGGCACCACGCTGTCCCTGTCGATGCTGGACGAGGTCATCGACATGGTCGAGACGAACGCGGCGATGCCCGTGTTCGACGACACGTGGATGCTGGTCATGTCGAACACAGCCGCGTCGAAGATCGCGCAGCTGCAGCAGTCGCAGCAGCGCTTCAACGACCAGGTCGAGGTCGCAACCGGCCTGATCGTGCCGACGTACCGCAACATCCCGATCGTCAAGACCAGCTTCCTGCAGGCCCGCGGGTACAACGTCGGCGCGGTCACCACCGCGACCGCCACCACCGGCGGCTCGCTGGGTGCGGCGACGTACTACTACCGGATCTCCGCCGTGGTGTCCCGTCAGGGCGAGATCGGTGTGTCCTCGGAGGTCTCGCAGGCCACCACCGGCTCCACCAGCACGGTCACGCTGTCCTTCTCGACCCCGACCGGCCTGGACGGGCTGAGCCCGCAGCTGTTCAAGGTCTACCGGTCCACCGCGACCGGCACCGAGACGTTGCTCGGCTACGTCGATGGCACCGTCGGTCTCGCGGCGGACGGCGTCACGCCGATCCTCACGACGAGCATCGTCGACACCGGCACCGCCCTGGTGCCGCAGAACGGTGCGACGGTCCCGGGCACCCTGCCGACCGCGTACTACGGCACCAGCACCGCGATGCTGCCGCCGTCGACCGGCCAGGAGAACATCTACCTGATCTCCCGCGACCGCAACAACGTCGTGCGGCCTTACGTCCGTGAGAACCAGCCCCTGGACGTGTACCCCACGACTGCCGCGCCGGACACGCTCCCGTACGCGCTGGTCACGGACACCACGTTCGCGATCCGCGCGGCCCGGTTCACCGGCCGGCTCGCCCGCGTCGGCGTCAGCGTCTGACGCTACCTCACCCTGCGGTGGCACGGCCCGCTCCGTGCCACCGCGCCCTCCTGACTGACGGAGACCTGCATGTCCACCGTTCCCCTCCGCAAGGCCAAGGCCGGCGCCGACAGCTTCGGGCATACCTGGCCCGAGGACGGTTCGGTGGTCGGGGTCGACTACGACCAGGCCCTGATCCTGATGGCCATCCCTGACGGCGGCTTCTCCGTCGCCGAAGCGCAGCCCGAGGCCGGACCGGTCGAGGTCGTCGAGCCGGACCTGCTCCCCGACCTGTCCGAGGTCGCGCCCGAGCCCGAGGCGGATGCCAGCCCCGCCCCGGCGAAGCGCGGCCCGCGCCGCACCACCAAGGCCTGACCGCGAGGAGGTGACCTGTGGGAACCGATGCTCCTACCCCGCTCGCCACCTCCGCGCAGATGCTGGCCGGCCGGTACGCCGACCTGGTGCGGGACTTCGCCCCCGCGGACCTGGACCAGTTGATGGTCGAGGCGACCCGTGAGTGCGAGGGCGAGGTCAATCGGCGCCTGGTGCCGTTCACGCAGTTGACGGAGTCGCATCGGGCGGAGGGCATTGATCCGGACGAGTACGCGGACAGCGCGAACCTGCCGATGGATTTGCAGGGCACGCTCGGGCGGTCGTATGCGGCGGCGTTGGGTGCGTCGTCGTTGGTGCGGCACTGCTGGTTGAACGAGTACGCGCCCAGGCATCCGGAGTACTGGGCGTACGCCAACGTCTCGATCACGATCATCCGGTCGTACGGCGGTACGCAGCCGGTGTCAGCGGCCCAACTGCTGGATACCGCGGTCGACACGGG